AAGACAAACCTAAAACACGAGGTCGGGCCCAAAGCGAGTGTCGCGCCCCGTGGGATCACGCAGTATACTGAGGAAATGGCCATACAGACAGGACGAGTCGGCCTCCTCGTTAAGGAAGTACTTAAGCACTGCGGATTCTACCAACCTGGCAACTCTCCCTACGACATCGCCATGTCCATTCGCAAACTCACAGAGATTGCAATGCATGCCGCTGACGTTGATAAAGGTGGTCAGGTGAGCGGCCTGCATGACACGGATTATTCCAAAATGGATGAGACGATCAGTGAATACATATATTCCTGGTTTGTTAAGTTCGTCTTGGCTTTTGTCCACTCCGCCGATTACGAGGAAGTCAAGAAAATCCTCGAGGCCAACGTGGACTTCACGACCATGCTCAATGGCAAGCCAATCAAGACTGGCTTTAAGAACAACAGCGGATCTGGGGTAACGACTGAGCTTAATACCGTCGTATCTGCTTTCATTGAGTATGTTTCAACGTGTCTTGCAATCACGATGAACACGTTTCGGTCGCGCCGCAAGATGGAGCTGGATTTGTCGACTGTTAAGAGGAACACCATCCGCACTGCTCTTAAGCATTATGCGGGGAAAAGTAGTGACCTCACTCACCTATTCTGGGGCGATTTTATGTTCAAGAATAAGGAAGTCGACTTTTACAGCATTCCATACGCCGTCATTGGGGCCAAGTTTGGTGACGATGGCGTTGGGCCTCATCTCCCAGGCATCTCTGATGATGACTGGAACGCTTCTGCAATGTTCTTTACAGAGGGTATAGGGATGAAGCTCAAGGTGGCGTTTTCGCGGCCTGAGGACGGAACTTTCTTCCTCGGGCGGTATTACCCTAAGCCGTTGGAGTCGCTGGCTTCGTACGCAGATGTGCCAAAGGCACTTCGCAAAATCTCCGTCGCGCGGAACCTCGACGTTGAGAAGTACAAGCTTAAGCTATACGGCTACTGGACAACCGATTCGCAAACGCCTGGAATTCGTGAATACCTTATCGCCGTCGCAAGGATATACAACGTCGACCTGCACCGTTTTGAGGGCATTGTTGAGGTCGACGATGCGGGCACTCCTGTACTTTCAAAGGAGATGGCCCATCTACTTGCGACGGATCGGGACATGTTTTATCGCGTAGCTGGTGGACCCTACTGCGTCACGGACGAAGACGTACCGATGATGACGGAGGCCATTGCCACTCAAGTTAACTTCGATTGTGCTTCGGAGCTTGAGGGCTGGCTGGAGTCCCTTGCCCAGTGCGCGACATGGGAAGACCTCGATAGCTTCCAGTTGCCAGGAATGGACTTCGACCCCGACGCCGAACCCGAGGGAACGGTGCGTATGTCGGGTCCAGTCGCGAACCTGCTTTCCGTAGAGGCGTCACGGTCGGACACGACCGGGTTCACGCTTGACGACCTCACGGCTGCTGCCGAGATTGCTCTCGAGGAGCTGCTCCAGCTGGAGGAAGTGGGCTCAGCGTCGTCTCACGCTTCGGCGTGAGGCGGCGTACGACACCCCTCTCAACGCGTGTTTCTTTCTACTCCCAGGTGGCGAGGAATGGTTCTTCACACGTGTTATCCGTTAGGCAAAGCTAGCCGAATCGGTAGGGTTGAGTGAGAGATTGACCCCTCGAAAGCTACAGGCTTG